GGAGTCTCCTCGTCCTTCGCAGGAGCCTCAACGGGGGCCTCCTCAGTATGCTCGATGGGGTAGTCGGTGGTTGAGATAGGTCCGTCAGTCTCTTCAACGACGGAGGGCTCAGGCGCGGGGGTGTCGCTCATTTGCGCTCCTTCAGCTTCTCCCGGAAGTACTTGTCCATTGCGCGCCTAGCATCCTCCCCGTGGAGGTCTTGGTCGCGCACAACCTCATTGTACACACGTTCGAATCCGACCTGCTGCTCCTTCCCCTCCCAGTGCTTGGAAGTGAAAACCGGAACACACGTGCAAAAACATCGATCGTGGTACCTGTCAGCCCGAATGCCCGCCGACTCGGACGACTTATAGACAGGGCCGCGAGAGGCGAGCATCGCGCAGAAACCGCAGGGGCCATTCTTGTTGGGATGTGTCACACGGGCGAAAGCGAATGGGCGTGCGATCAACTCGCCACGGGAATTGCGGCGGTACTTGTCAGGCACGTCGGAGAACACCTTCATGCCGCGGTGCCGCTCCTTAACGAGCTCCTCCTCATCCAGGGTGCGCACAGCCTCCTCGATCCGGTCGGCGACCTTCTCGAACGCCTCCTCGAGAGTCATGCGCGGACGGCGACGGGCCTCGACCTTCTCGACGTCCTCGACGATCGCCTTCTGGGCGCGCTCAGAGAACTCCTCCAGGTCTTTCGCCAAGTCATCCAGGGCACCCTCAATGAGGTCAATGGAGGATGGCGCGGTATCGGTAGCGTCAGCCACTGTTCGACGGGCAGCAGCCAGCACATGCCCCTCCAGAGTGCGCTCCAAGCGCCTCATCCCCTCAGGGGAATCCAGCGCCCCCTGCACGTCACGGATGGTGCGATCGATGGTCTTAGGGCTATAGCCCGGCTGGGGTGGCACCCACGACTCGGGAACCCCCGCCTTGCGGGCCTGGCCACGCAGGAACAGGGCGGCGGCCGACCATGCTTGCTTACGGGCCTGCCACATGATCGGCGTCAGCAGTTCCCCCACATGCTCCCTAGGGGGAGGCTCAGGAAGGTTCTCCAGGGGGCGCAGAGTATCCTCAACGCGGCGCCTGAACAGCATGACGATGCTGCGCAGGATGCTGTAGAACAGGGCCTCACTCACCCTCGGGGGCCTCCTCCTGATCCTCGGGGACCTCAGGGGCCTCCGGCATGTCCACGCCCGCCTGGGCGTCCATCTTCTCCTCGCGAGCCTTCTCGCGGCGCAGCTGCTCCGGGGTGAGGTGCAGGAACTCGCGGGCCGTCTCGTCCCCGATAATCCCCTGACTGTGGGCCTGGAGGGCATTAGCCATCTGCGCGGAGGTCGAGGGGGCGGCGGCGTCACGCCACGTCACCTCAAGGGCCTCCAGCCCATCCAGGGGCATCCCGTTCGCCTGAGCGACGATCCGACCGACACGCTCGAGGGCGTCACTGAACTGGCGCTGCTTGTTCTCCGCGCGGGCGATCAGGCGGTCCTTCGCCACACGCAGGGCCTCAGCGCTGGTGGGGTTGTTGTCCGAGGAGACACCCATCATCGACGGGGGAATGCCCGTCATGGCGGACAGCTGGAGAGCGTAAGACCGGTACGTGTTGATGAACGGGTCCAGTGCCATTCCGGTGAGCTGCTTCACGTCACCGCCGGAGGGGATGGCGATCAGGTTACCCATGTACGCCTGCATCTTGTCCGGGTGCTGCGCCAGCATCTCCGCCGCCCCATCACCCACGACGGCACGCATAGGGGAGGAGGCAACCTCCTGCGCCACCTGAAGGTTCGTCAACGTCCTCGAGGCGGCGTCAATGACTGAGGTGAGCTCACGCAGGTCAGAGCGACCATACTTGTCAGACAGGCGAGCCCGATTGAACATGGGGACGATCGACGCACCCCACTGGTCCTCGCGCCCCTGGCCGACGCTCTTCCAGTCGTACTTGCCTTTGACGTAGAACTCCACACCATCGGGCGTGTAGTAGGTGGCACCCACATTCCCGTCATCTCGGCGGTAGAGGACCACGCCCTCGACGACCTCGCCGCGGAAGTTGATGCGCACGCGGGCGTGCTTAGCGTCCACCGCGCGGATGGAAGCGAACTCATGCTCATCATCCGGTGGGGCAATCACCCAATAAGCGGCACCAGCACTAATGGCCTCAGTAGCAGCCAGGTTGAACTGGGAATCCATGTCGTTCGCCTGCCACGTCTTCCGCAGCAGCTCCACCACGCCCAGCTTGTCGTCATCGGCAACGCGGTACCCGTCGGGGATCAGAATCTCCGTGAGCACATCCACGGCCATCTTGGCGAACGGGGCCTGAATCTCCAGGACCCGGGCCTTCGCGGGGAGGCTGATGCCCACCGCGTCAAGGCGCCGCTTCCCCTCATAGTAGCCCTCATAGGTGATAGGGCGGTAGGCGCCGGACGAGAACTTGTCGATCATCTTCTGGAAGCTCACATGAACACCTTCCACTCACCACGAGGAGCAGTGAGATCGGCCCACTCCTTCGAGTTCTTCACGTGTCTGTACAGCATTCTAGCGCCGATCATGCACACAGCCAGGTCGATCTTCTTGCTGGACTTGGGGGATTCCTTCTTCACTGACCAGCGGCCCTTGAACTCGTTCACGCGACAGTTCGACACATGCTCACCCAGAGCCGAGTCGCCGTCATGGGTGAATGTCTGCTGCTGAATCTCCGTGAATGCCGTCTCCGCCGCCTCGGCGAACTGGTATGCGTGCGACCGCATGTCCCAGGCGATAGGAGACGCAGACATGCCACCGCGGACAGCTGGGACGATCAGGCGGTCACCGAACTCCTCCGGCCAGGCGGTGCGCGTGAACGACTCCCACTCGCGGACGTCAGCCCAGAACGCGACCACATTGTACGTGTCGAACGCCTTCCTGACCCCCGCATCCACGGCGGCCACATTCACCACGCCGAGCGGCTTCTCCGGCTTCCAGTGCCCAATCTTGAAGATGTGGCCGTCCTCCATGCAGCACCCCACGAGGGCTGTGTGGTCGTTGGACTTGGAGCCGTCGAAGAACATGACGATCCGCTCCCCAGGCTCCACCTTCCGGTCAGGCTTACGGAGCTGTGTCCACTCCTCCAGGGTGATCCATGACGCCTCCGCAGCGTTCGGGCGGTTCAGGAAGAAGCGGATCGACCGCGACTCGGGGTACTCGGGGGACCAAATCTGCTCCTTGATGGAGTCGAGGTTCACCCACGGGCAGTCCTCGTACACGTACTGGAGGGCCTCCGTGAGCCCAACCTGCCCCTCCTCGGGCTCATCCGTCAGGACCGTGTTCGGGGGAGCAATACGCGCATCGTAGAGGATCTTCGTTTTACCTCGGGTGAGACCGTCCTCCTGATCGCACCACGCCTCAAAGATCGCCTCAGCCGACGACTGCTCGCCCGGCACCCACGCGTTGCAGGTACCCATGAAGCGCCCACCCATCTTCGCGGCGTTCTGCTGAATCGTCTCCAGCATGGCTGGGCCACCCTGTGCGGGGAGCCAGTGCTCGAGCTCATCCCCCACAACGAAGGACACCTCACCACCCTCCATGGAGTGCGCAGAGGACGTCATCTGCTGAAGCTTCCCCCCGCCAGGAGTCTCAATGAACGTCTTCGCTACCTCGAGGTCATACTTTCGGGCGAGCGCCCCCTTCTTCTGACAGAACGCCCTGACCATTCGGATGGTATTGGCGGTTTGGCTTTCTGAGGTTGCCACAATCTGCACCAGCGGCATACTCATAGGCTTCGCACGCACCCCAAACGGCTCGTGGCGATCGAAGCCGTCGAACCGGCAAGGTCCGAGGAGTTCGAACAGGCAGAGTGCGGCGGCGAAGGGGGAATTGTGGGTCACCACCATACTCTCCTCCATCAGATACAGGCCGTCCTCAGCCGCCACAGTGATACAACGGGCATCCACCGATGCTACCCTGCGCACATCCTTAATGACGCGCGGGATCGGCTTCCTGCGCTGCTCCTGCACACGCTCCGCGCGGCGGGGAAGAGTCACCAGGTTCTGGTGTTTGTGGGGCTTGAAGTTGAGCCTGTAGCGGGGGCCGGTAACGCGACCGTAGAGCTTTGCTTCTGACTCGCGGACGTTTACCTTCACGCCCATGGAGCGGAGTAGGAACGCCATGCCGTCCGCGATCTGCTTACGTACCTGGCAGTACTCGGCAGCACCATTCTTCTGAACGTAGCCGTCAGAGTCCATGAGCCCCTGAATCAAGGCCCGTCGCTGCTCGATGCTGGCATACAGGTAGACCTCCGGGATGTGTTTGTCATCCAGTACGCCAGCCCTACGGAGATCGGCAGACAGCTTCAGGATGCCGACGCTACGGCCTCGGCCACCTTCTGTCTTGGCGCGAACTGCTCCAATCTCATACCCGGCGGCACGCATGCGCGACCTGATATGTGGAAGGTCGTCCACGTCGCAGGTAATTTGACCATTCCCGGTGGAGCCATCGCCGAGCCAGTAGCCGAGAACCCACGGATCGACCGGAAGGTCACGTTCAGGGAATTCCAGGGGCTCGGTCTCAGGGAGGGCAAACTTGCCCACGCCAGCCTTGGTGGCCTTCGTGGAACCCTTGGTGAGTGGGTGCTCAAACACTAGCCCCTCGCGAGCCATGGCGCGCACGTCGAGAGTGCGCCGCTTGCGCC